TCCATTTATTTCCACTTTTTAATTTTGTTGCACCTAACCCAGTAATAAATCCAAATAATTCTGATTTATTATGAGTTGATTGATATGGAAAGCATTTTGTACTTAATTTTTTATCTGTTTTTTCACATCCTGTATTATTTTCTAAACATTTTTTAAAAACACTAATTTCATAGTCATGCGCCAAATTACATGTATAGCAATTATCTGTGTCATTTTTTTCACATATCATACTTGCTACGTTGCTTTTAGTTGTTGAAAAATTTTCAAGTGCTGAATTATTTGAATCCATTGATATTTAAATATTAATAATTTTATGTTAATAAAATTATATGTAACAATAGTAACAAAATTCAATTTTTAATTGTTTTGATTGAATAAAATAAGTTTAAAAAAAATAATACATCATATCAAATTTTAATGACCAGATGTATCGGTTTGATTAATTAATAATCGCCATCTTCTGCACCTCCAAACAAAAACATATTTCCCAAGTCAACCTCATCAACAACTTCGTCCTCTTTATAAACTCTAAAGTTTACAGGTGGTCTAACAAGTTTAAGTTTTGTGTCAGGAATTTGTTTAGTAACTGTATCGGTCACTGCAACTCTAACAGTTGTTTCGCTTATCCCTGAAATATATAGAAAATCTCCGTCTATTTTTAGTGAATATTTGTACATGTTTTCTGGTAGTGTCTCAACATTAAACATTTTTTTATACGGAGCAAATGATTTACTATATTTATCTGAATCCAGAGTAAAATCATAAGATACTCCATTTTCAAAATTATCGGTTGGAACTGGAAAAATGGTTTTGTTTACCACAAACTCCCATGCAACAAATTCACCGTCAACGGTATCTCTGCGCAAATATGCATCAAATGCGAATAGTGGGTCTGCTTTTTTCTCTGTTTGTGTGTTCATTGTATATATTTGCAATTATAATAATCATGTTTTTTCAATTGATAAAAATATCAATTTTTATTGTTTACTTAATATATTTTAATTTTTATTGTTTACTTAATATATTTTAATTGGTATGTTTTTTATTGACATCTGAATTGTCATTTGTCAATTTTTTATATATATTTACAATGCGCGGCTTAGTGTAAAGACTATCAATAAATAGCGCCAACATGACTCCAACGAATAATGATAGTAGTATATTATACGGTTTTTCGCAATTTTTATTTGTCATTGTGTTATATAATTAGCAAACAATTTTAAATTTGTTTCATTTTAATATCGCTATTATTTTTTGGCATCACAGTTAATTTCTTTTCTATGATATCTATAACATGTTCCACTTTCGTCCACATACAAATCAGACACTTTATTCTTAACGTTTGGATATTTAACTATCACTTTTGGCTTATCTTGCTTCAAGTATAATATAATAAACGTTATCATCATTGCTAATAAAAAATATTTTGTTATAATTTCCATTATATACATTTACAGTACATAATAATTGTATTAATTAAAAATGTTATTTAGTTATTTGAAATTACTCAGTTATTTGAAAGCGCTTTGGCCAATACATATGCTTGACTAACATTCATGGAGTTAGGTGTCATTAAAGATGTAGCTCTAATATTTGCCATACCTGTTGCGCTGATTGTTGGCATTTGTAATGTTCCTATAATTTTGATATTATCTGAAATTTTGTCTGCAGCAGCTCCACCTCTCAATTCTCTACTACCTGTATTCTTTTTTACTTCTTCTTCTAACATATCCAATAGTTCATTATATAAAGAATGCTTGGCATTTATAATTTTATTTATATCTTTTGAAACGTTCATAATATTTTGATTGTTATATTATGTTATCGCGAAATTATTTTTAAATTATTGGATTACTTACAAATTATTACTTGTGATTTATGATTTATGATTTATGGTTTATTGTTTGTAATATATGACTTATAATTTATGACTTACAAATTATCTTTCGTAATTGCTTCACTTAATGCCAGGTTACATGTACTTATTAAATTAACAAGTTTAAGTGATTTTTCATTATTTTTAATATTTGGAATATGCTGTAATAGATTATAATTACATTTTGCAATATTACTTAATATTTCAGTTTGTAATAAATTGTTAGTTAAATTTGTTGATTTATGCGATATGGTGGATTCAATAGATTGATTAACTGATGTCGAATCGTTAACATTAAATTTTGAGCTGCAATATTTAATTTTATCTATCAAGTGGTTAGTTGAACCATATCTGTTTATGCACAACATGTAATCATCGTTATTTGTTATTTGATCGTAAACATTTTTAAATGAATCAATCGTGGGAAATATTCCAAAATAATAATCATATATTTTTTCTTGTTCAGATATATCGTCGGTTTGCGCAACAAATATGTAATCGAAATTATGTCTAAGTTCTGGACTAAAATAACAATCGCGTGATATTACCAATAACGTAATTCCATGATGTCTAGAATTATATAATAGTTCTTTATACATACTATTTGAGTTAAGAGTTTCAATTGATAAATTATCCAACACAACAAGGCTGCCATATTTTTGGTCATTTTTATATTGCTGTTGTTCGTCCAGTAAATGTTTTAATGTATGTTCATTAAATTCTGTGAAAACCTTAATTTCTCTATCAGCATTTTCATAATTATTAAATAGTTTATTTTCAGAATAAATGTGATATTTGCGATATTTATGATTTTTAGCCATTGCATCTATTATGTTACGTGTAAAATTGACAGCACGATCTGCAATGTCATCAATTATAACACATGACGGATATTCACATAGTTTGTCAATATCAAACCGACCAATCGCAATGTCACTACTTACACCACCATTATTTTTTTTCAAATCTAGTGAATCACTTTCGATTGAATCTAATTCATATTCAGAGTCTGAGTCTGAATCATAATTAACAACAAAATCTTTTGTATTATTCGATTGATTAATGACCTGATGGGTTATATTTTTTTCGTTAATTGTTGGAACAGGCAATGTTGGAACAGGCAATGTTGGAACATATGGCTCAATCATGATCGCTTTATTTTCATTAGTTGGAAGCATGCTGCATTCATATTGTTTAAGTATTTTTTTTAACCTTTTTTCTCCCGACATTCCACCAACTATTGAAACCAGCGTGTTATATCCAACGCATACGTTGTCATTAATATAATTAAATTCATTAAACGTGTCTATCATCCCAAAATAATGATCCCACATTCTTTTTTTTGTAGACATTATTGCATCTCCTAACCAATATACATAATCAAAATTACATATCTGGACTTAATCCGAGCGGATATTGCATCATACAAATTATTGTAATTTTCAAATGTCTACCACTTGCCAATATTTCAAATAAATGTTCGTCGTTTTGTTTAGAATGTATACAATCATCCAATACAATAATAGTATTATGTTCTTTATCTATAGAAAACATATATTTTTGATGCTCGATAACATTTTTTAGTTTGTCCATGTCGTAATATACGATATCTGTTATTCCAGTACGTTTATATACACAATGTCGCAGTTTCGATACTGGACTTACAATATAACACATATTATAATCATATTTGTTGTGTAATTTTGATATCAAATCACATGCAAGTTCTGTCTTTCCAGTATCGCGTTTTCCTATAATTGCGATTGCTGGGCTACATATGGAAATGCCCGAAGCATCGAATGTTTCCATATTTTTGACAAATTCTCTGGCTTTTGCGATTTCTTCTGTTTTTTTTTCGGTTTTCGTTTTGATATGCGATGATTTTTCTATATCGCAGTCGTGACTAGTAACACTATTTTGATTCATGATAAAATGATCACATATAATAATTTATTGAATATACACGCGATTTGACGTATTTTATATATTAACCACCGCTCGTTAACTTAGCTAACTCGTCAAATGTCAATTTTGTGCGTTGTTCATTTAATGAATCCATTAACATCTCTTTTGAATATCTATTATCACCACGTTCCAAATATTTATCATATCCTTTTTCAACGCTGTAATAACTGACTTCATCGTTTCTAATATTATCGTCGTTCAAACTATCTTCAGTATATTCGACATTAGATCTTCTTT